AAGGCGTGGCAATCTCAGTGGCGGGGCATTCCTGGAGATTGCTTCGTCGCAAAGCTCCTCGCAATGACGAAAGAGAGCGTGCCTTGCAATGACTTCTGTTTTTGTCTACACCAAAGCCGCCAGGGTGTCGGGCAGGGGCTTACCGGCTTTTCGGTAGTGCTCTGCCAGGTGCTTGGCTGCCTTGAGAATATCCTCGGGACTGGCTTCTACCCTCTGCCCTCTATATCCACCTGGGGAGAGAGCAGCCACGGCAGCGGACATTCTGTCCCAGTTGACCGTCCTTTCAATGTCCAGCTTGCCCTTAAGAGCTCGGAAGATGGCTTTGGTGTGATGGGGGAGCTTCCAGGTCTCGGTGTCTTCGGGGTCGCCGACCATGGCAAATGCCTCTTTAGGCAAGCCTTCTTTGGTCTTGGGTAGTCCTTCTTTAACTTTGCTGTCTGTCATTTCTACCTCCCTATGGTTTATAGAGTTGGCTGGTTCTAATCCTCTGTCTTCTACCCAGCCGTTTAAGGGTATCGTTGAAGGTTCTCAGCCTGTCTTTACCCCAGGTCAAAAACTCCCTGGGGGTCATTGCGCCACCGACATTGACTCTATTGATAGAGTAGGCTGCCCAACTGACGGCAGCGTAGCCACAGGCACCGGTGGCGACTAAGTCCTCGTGCTTAGGGGGAATAGTGGAGCTGTCTGCGTCAAGGATATGGAGCTTGCCGTAGTAGATATAAGAGTTAGAGCCGTCGGGCTCGTCACCGGTTATTATGGTCAAGGTATCCCCCCAGATAGAGAAACGCTGGTATCTCTTGGGGAACTCATCTACCGGGTATTCCACTGCCTGCACCATAATCCTGTCGGAGACGGACGATATATCAATCTCCCTGGAGTCGGCGGTGGTGGCGAGGGTAGCCTTTGCTGGCAGTGGGACTCTCTCTGAAAGCTGCTTTAGGGCACGGTTGATGTGCCTGGTAAGTTCATCATCTGACCACTGGTAAGGCTCACTCTCATCTCTGAGGTCTCTCCTGACCAGGGTTATCATTTCGGCTAGGTTCATATACTGACCTCCCTTGAAGGTATGGATACTTGACCTGAAGGGAGAGATGCTTGACCTGGTGCGGTGGGGAGGCTCAGTCCATCACCGCCAGCCAGGATGACAATGAGTATCGGGGTACCAAAGAGCTCTACTGAAGCTATGCCCGAGGGGCGTATGACCAAAATCATTTCGACGGTGGCGGTGCCAAAGGCTTCGGCTGAGGCGATAGCAGTGAGTATGAGCTTCAAGTTTAGCTTAGCTGCGCCAAAGGCTTCACTGGTAACTATGCCTGATGGGATGACAAACACGTTCAGTTTGGGCAGCCCAAATAATTCCTCAGATGATATACCACTGGGGGCTACGCTTACCCCACCGGGGGTTACTGTGAGAGTGCCTAAGGCTTCCTGAGACCCAATGCCAGGCACGATTAGCGGACCGGCAATTACCAGGTTACCAAAGGCTTCTTCGCTGACGATGGAAGATGGTAAAAGGAAAGCGCCAAGAATGGGAGTCCCAAACGCTTCGTCGGAGGCTATACCTGTAAGTTCTAGAAACTGTTGAATAGCAACGTTCGCATCGCCAAATGCCTCAGCAGAAGGTATCGCTGAAGGCTTTAGGTATAAGAGTAACTTGGTTGTCCCAAACGCTTCGGCTGAGCTTATGGCTGAGGGTGCAACCTTTAAGTTTAACTGGGCTGTGCCAAAGGCTTCTGCCGATGGTATGGCTGAGGGGGCGATTGGAAAAGGAACTCCATTAACCCAACTAGCTCCCGTGATTGTGCCATCATTATCATTAGCCGTCTCATCATAGATAGTAGAGTCAGCCCCTTCGTCCATATGCCAGAGGGCTTCAGTGTCGCCATCTACCTCAAATTTCTTGCCAAGGCCACCATTCCAAATTGCTAAGATTTCAGCGTCGGTGCGATACTTTCTTGAGATACGAACTTCGTCAAAAACTGCCTCGACCTCAGACGAGCCTGCCCAACCACAAGCAAGTTGAAGAGGTTCACCATTGGCTATGCTGCCTGTATTATCATTCGCTTGTGCTACCTGACTGCCATCTAAGCAAATCTCAATCTTGTTGGTTGTAGTGTTTCTTCTAAAAGCGAAGTAATGCCAGTCGCCATCCGCCCAATTTGTTAAATCGTTATACCCGACTGTGCTCTTCGTGACATTATCGTCAATGTCAAAAGTAAGTCTATCTCCGCTGACATCAAGCGAAACCGTATATCGTTTTCCTGTTTGGGGAGCGGCAAAGCTACCCTTGAGAAACAGGTTATCACCGTGGTCAAGGTTAGCCTCGGTAGCCTTTATCCAAAGCTCGACAGTAAAGTCCTCATCAGCAAATTCGATTGATGCTGCGTGGGGAATAGTTACATAATCGGCTGTGCCATCAAAGGAGAGTGCTTTTTGTGCCATTGCTAAACCTCAATCCTTACTCTATACAGCTCGCTATTGACCCTGCCTAGAGCTTGAATATCTTATTAGCTCCGCTGTCCCACTGAATGGTGATGTCGCCACCGTTGGGAGTTACCGGCAATCCAGTGGCAGTGTCAATGTAGGCAATTAAGAGGTCAGTCGTGCCACTCTGGGAGACACCACCACCACCACCATCTTTGAAGATAACAAGTGCCTCACACTGCTCGCCAGACACAGAGCTAAGCGTTACATCAGCAGCGTCAGCCACGCCCAGCGTTACCGACTTGCCACTGAGATTGCCGCTCAGTCCGTTGGTTACTCTAGCCGTGTCAGGAATTGTGTCTTTGTTGCAGTATTGGTCGGCATCAATGCTGACGACATAGTCAGTGGTGTCAACCAGAAGAACCTTGATGTTGTCAGCATCCCAGTCGATATCCCCTGCCAAAAATGCCTCTCTTCCCTTGCCATAAAGTGCGTTTGCCATTTGTGCCTCCTTGGTTGTTTAGCAACCTCACCCCCTTTGTCCCCCTCTCCTTTGAAGGAGAGGGGGAGGGGTTACTTTTGAAGGGGCGTCGCCCCTTCGTTAGAGCCTAGCTAGGTTATGTTCCTGCTAGGTCGAGCTCAACAATGATGCCACAAACTAAACCACGGCTATGCAAGGAATCGGCGTCGATATTAACGATATAACCGATGTCTTGCAGGCCGGTGCCGTCTGGGGCATAAATGCCCGTGTCAGCGACAGCGATTTGCTCTCCCTCGGTGGGGACGTTGGCGAGGGTATGGGTGAACTCAATTACAGCCATGCCATAGGCAGTGATTATATCGCCGCTCGCTCCATCCTCACCAGCGATAAGCACAGCGGGCTTACCTGACTCGTTGGTGGCTAGTTTCCACCCCGAACTGTACTTTAAGGGGTCGCCAGCTGAAACGGCTTCAGCTAGGGTGATTTTTACTGGACACACGCCTTCCAAAACCTTTCGGCTGGTACTGGCATCCACAAAAGCCATTTACTTTACCTCCTTTGGGGGGGGGATTCCCCCCCCTTATTTCAGATTGCTTCGTTTCTCGCAACTTCGGTTTAGTCCTGTACACCGATTAAAGCGGCTGCCTTGATGGAGGCGAAGAGAGCCAGGGAGACGTACCACTTTATCCTGGTGCGGGAGGCGTCCTTGGTCTCCAGTGAGCCGATAGGCTCGACGGTGAGATGACCGGGAGCGGTCAAGCCGCAGAGGGCTCCCTCTCCAAACTGGATGGCGTAGATGGTGGAGTTAGCTTCCCCGGTGGTTAACGTCTCCACACTGCCAGAGACAGTGTGGGTGTTCAGTATCCAATCGTTAATGCCGATAGGAATACCATTCCACAACTGGATGAAGTTACCCCACTTATCGCGGTCGGTCTCCAGCATACCGGAGCCGGCAGCTCTGACCAGGGCGTTAATCTTGCGCCTTGACCTTCGGCTCATAAGCAGCATATCAGGCTTACCGCCCAGTACGGCATCAATGAGCTCATCGAGTTTAGCCAGGGTAAGGGTGGCGCCGGTGGCTGCCATAGCGATTACCTGGTCGCTGGCGGTGGCGGTATCAATGAGCTTCTTCAAGCCATTAAACTGCTTGGGGTTCACAGTTATATCGCCGTAGATGAAGGTTTCCTCGAACTTATGCCTGGTCGCCTTTGCCTTGAGCTCAAGAACGGCTACCTCTAAGTCCTGGAGATTACTGCGGGTCGCCTTTAAGAAGTTATCGATGTCGGCATCACCGCCCATAATCTTCAGGGTAGCGGTTATCTGCTCAAAGGTGGGAGCAGACTCTACCCAGGTATCGCCGACATCATAGAAGTCGATAGTGGGGAGGGTCTTTTCCTGGTTATAGGTGAGACCGTTACCGACAATCTCGATGAAGGGCATTACCTGGAGGATGGGGGAGTCCTTGACGATGGTCTCAATGACACCCTGTAACAGGATATCATTTGAGAGTTTAGCTGCCTCAACAAGTGTTAGTGACATTACGTTTTACCTCCTATTGCGTATTGGATTTTCTCTCGTGGTGACAGGGCTGATAGGTCGGGCGGTGTCCTGGCTGGAGCGCCAGCGGGAACTTTACCGGCAGCAATCTCAGCCTCTACCGACTGCCTCACCTGAGCTACCAGGGTTTTAGCACTCTCCAGGGACTGGTTGATAGCCTCGATGGTATCGCCAGTGAGCAGCTCGCCGGGGACAGCGGGATTAGCCTGGACTACCGCCGTTTTATAGGCGGAGACGGCGTTAGCCAGAGATTGCTTCGCTTCGCTCGCAATGACGTCTGACTCAGCGGCAGCCTGCTTGAGGGGAATGAGTTCGCTATCCTTAGCGGCAATGACCTGCTCGAGCTCGGTAATAGTAGCTTCCTTAGCTCCGAAACTATCCCTAAAAGACTCGAGCTCTTTAGAGGTGAGGTCGAGCTCACTGGTCAGCGCCTCCTTCTCTGCCTTGATGCCTTCCAGCTCTGTCTTGGTGGTTTTGATTGCTTCGCTTAGGCTCGCAACTTCGGCTTGTAGAGCCTGAGTTTCCTCGTCAGTCATAGTTTTTACTCCTTTAGTTTATTCCTCAACGCCCTCAACCGGGGAAGGGTGACTTATCTTATCACCCTGTAAAGCTCTCTCTCTCGCTCCGCCTCTGGTTGAGCGTGCGCCAAGCTCTCTATTCATCTTGAGGATGGTTGCTCTCTCCTCAAGCCACCTTTCAAATTCAAACTCGGGGTCCTGAATGCCGAGCTCATCCATAGCCCTACGCCTGGAGTGAATACCGGTCTGGACTAATGAAACTTCATTGTTTACCTGTCGTGCCACATCCTGGGGTAATACCGGACCCCACACTATTCTCATTCGGTTAGTGCCATCCTTCATTCCGAAGGACTGACCGGTGTATTTCTCCAGGAGTTTAAGAATCATCTCGTTTCTCTGGTTATAGACTGCTGTTCTAATTATCCGCTTCCGTTTAACCTTCTGCAGCAACGGGTGGAGTTC